TCCGACTCTTTCTATGCCAAAGCGTCTGGCGATGAAAATGTTGTTTCTAACAACAGCACTGTTCAGATGAAAGATGGCAAAGTTTTAGTTTCCACTAATGTTGGAAACACAACGGAAAACACCTATTTAGATCCAGAGACATACATTGCAATGACAGGAAATCAACCTCCTCAAAATGTTCAGGTCAGAGATGATGTTAGTTCACTTGAACTAGACAGAACAAAGCCAGTTGATACCACTGGTTTTGTGGAAGATGCTAAGGCAGCAGGTAGCGATTTTCTGGGTTTGTTATCTGGCGATCCGCTAGGCAATCAAGAGCAGAATTACTTTGTTCCTGGTTATGGAGATGTCATGGCAACTTCTGCTGCTGATGCGTTTGAAAAAGCTCGATTTTTTAAAGACAACCCTGAGTTGGCAATGAGTTACGCAAAGGGGTTAGGTGCTCCTGATTTTGTTACTGGCGATACAGATGGTGACGGAATAATGGATACTTATTCTGGTGGTGCTGATGTTCGAGTTGGTGACTCTATTACAGATCCAAATTTCGATCCAAATTTAAATCCAACTACTGCTAAATACTATGATGAATATTTTCCTGCTCAAGCCGATAAGTTCGACGCAGATGGGTCTGTATATGACGATGAATTTTTTGC